AGTAACAAACTACCTGATGAGAGAGATAGGTTCTTATTTAATTACATGGTTTTTTCTAAAAAGAAATATCCAGATCTTTGGGAAAAGAAAGTATTAGATGGTGCTAGAAAATATATTTTGTATGACGAGGAGTGGGGTGATAAGAAGGTATTGGATAAAATTAAATCTTGGCGTAAACCAACAGCAGGACACCTTTGTGATCAAGATCCTATTAGAAATTTCTGTATCAAATCCGAATGTGCCAAAAGACAATTTGGTTATATGTCGGATAAACAAAAGAAATTTCCGCAGCTGTCAGCTTTAATCAGAATAGATTACATACCTGAACCTGAATTTAGATTTACGGTTCACTTTAATGATAAACAGGATGGCGAGAAGAGTAAACAGGTATTAGCCAGAGACGTAAACTATTTGATGGATATGGAAAAATGTAGAAGATTGATCGCATCACATACACCAATAGCACCACCAAGAATAAAACAGGACGAGTTTCAATCCATCATAGAAAAACTAAAAGAGACAGAGACAGTGCAACCGCCTCCTGCAGGTACTTCACCAAAAGAATTACTACAGAAATATTTAGATGAACACATACACGGAGTTCCTGCGGTTAGTGCTGCATCATTTAGTAGTGGATCTGTGCTAAAAGAAGAGGGCTTTGCGTATTTTACCATGGAGGTGTTTTTTAATTATCTAAAAAACAAAGAGTGGAAGATGAAGTATGAGAAGACGGGTAGAATGTTGATAGAAGAATTCAAGGCAGAGTTGGGATATTTAAAAAGATATCCAAAAAAAGATACAGATAAAAAATCACACAATCCTATTCGTTGTATAAAAGTCCCTCTTTCATTCTTTCCAAGAGAGGAAGAGGATATAGAGATATTAGATAGAAAAGACAAGGATAACATTTTATGATGCGAGATGATCTCATGGTACAGCAGCAGGTAAAAAGCATATGGCAACATATGGTAGGTGTGATCTGTCTGAATCAGACGGGACGAAAGAAGGTAAAAGAATTATTACCTGAATTTTTTGAAAAGTTTCCAACAGCGATAGATCTATTGCAATCAGATAAAGACACGATAGCCGAGATGCTAGGAGCACTGGGCATGAAACACGTTAGGGCTAACAGATTGTGGAGGATGTCGGAAGATTATCTCGGCTGGGACGGCGAGGACGCAACAGAATTATTTGGTATCGGCAAGTATGGCAGCGACAGCTACAGGATATTCTACAAGAACGAGATACCAGATAATGTACAGGACAAAGAGTTAAAAAGATATATACGGGAGGAGCTGTGATAAAAAAATTCTACGGGCCTCCTGGCACCGGTAAAACCGAAAAACTTATACGTCGAGCATTGGCTTATATAAGGATTGGCACAGATGTAAAAAAGATAGGTTACTTTGCATTTACCAAAAAGGCAGCATACACAGCGAAAGAGAGAATGCTTAATAAAAATAAAAATTTTAATAAAAAAGATCTTAAACATTTTCAAACTCTACACTCATTGGCTTTTCACACATTAGGTTTAAAAGAAGAGAATGTTATGCAGGATTATCATTACGATGATCTTGGCAAAGAATTAAGTATTAGCGTGAAAGCAAAGGGTGACTTTGATACCTCGCCTTACATGACTTGTGATAACGAATATTTTCAGATAATATTAAAATCCAGAGAGAAGGACATAGAGGTTTGGGACGAATATTGTACAGGAGATTATAGTAAGGACATAAATCCTGACATATTAAAACACGTGGCAGCTAATTATTTTGAGTATAAAAAAGCTAATAATTTAGTGGATTATAGCGACATGATCCACCAATTCGTAAACAAATCACACCTATGTCCTAGCTTTGATGTTGTGTTTATTGATGAGGCTCAGGACCTATCTCCGATACAGTGGATGATGTATGACATATTAAAATCTAATACCAAGGATATGTATCTTGCAGGGGATGATGACCAAGCGATCTACGCATGGGCGGGAGCTGATGTGGATAGGTTTATAAAAGAACCTGCAATAGAGGTAGTGTTAAAAAAATCCAGAAGAGTGCCAAGAAAAGTTCAAGACATATCAAACATAATAGTAAATAGGATAGAGGGATTACGAGCGGACAAAACATATCATCCAAGAGAGGAGGATGGATCCTGTATAAAAATTAATAACTTAGATAACGTAGATATTATGAAAGATAACTGGTTGATATTAACAAGAACCAGATCTAAATCCGTGCAGATAGCAAAGGAATTAAAACAACGAGGTATATTTTTTGAGAGTAAATTTTTTAAAAGTCTGAATACTAAACTACACAAGGCAGCTGTTTATTACTCTAGATGGAGCGAGGGACAAGAGTTAAATCAAAAAGAGATTGATGATGTTGAAGACTATATGTCTGATAATAATTGGAATGAATTAGTTCCTTGGTTTGAAGCTTTTGATAAGGCTAATCTTGAGGATAAGAATTACATTAGATTATTACTATCAAACAAAGAAAAATTATCAGAGCCACCTAGAGTTAAGATATCTACGATACATGCAGCGAAGGGTGGTGAGTCTGATAATGTTCTACTTGTGCTAGATAACGCTAGAAAAATAAGAGAATCTGTGTTAAAAAATGTTAGAAAAAGAGATGAAGAACATAGGGTTTGGTATGTTGGAGTTACACGTAGCAGAAAGAATTTATACTTGATGAGAGCAAAAATAGAAAGGTATGGTTACAATTTATGACACATAAAGATATGTTTAAATCAACTACATACGATTCATTAAATAAGCAGGTCGATGGGAACCACTACAAAAGTATGAAGATTCAACCTGCAGAATTTATTAATGAGAACAAATTATTATTTGCAGAGGGTAATGCTATAAAATATATTTGCAGACATCGGTCTAAGGGGAAAGAAAAAGATATTCAAAAAGCTATTCACTATCTTGAGATGATTTTAGAGAGAGATTATTCATGAGAGTATTAGATCTATTTTCAGGTATAGGTGGATTTGCATTAGGCTTGGATTCAACAGGTTTTTTTGAGACAGTGAAATTTGTTGAGAAAGATAAATACTGTCAGAAAGTTTTAAGAAAAAACTTTCCTAACATACCAATCGAGGAGGATATAAAAAATGTCAAAGGAAAAGAAGGAGAGGCAGATGTCATTGTGGGAGGATTCCCCTGCCAACCATTTTCAATCGCAGGCAAACAGAAAGGAACGAGTGACGACCGACATCTCTGGCCAGAAATGTTTAGACTCATTAGGGAGATCAAACCCCAATTCGTTAT